TCTGCCAAGTTTTCCTTCCATGAGAAAGGATAGCAACGAGGGCAATCCAATGCCCCACACAAACAAGGTTCTCGATAACCCATCAAACACTCCTCATTGAATTATCCGATAGCTCCATATATCCACCACCCCAAGAGAATCCTTCTCGCATTCTATCGGCAACTCTTTCGCCGTATCTTTCTTTGAATGCCCTTGCATTTAGGTTCGTCGTAATAATGGTTCTCTTAAAATTGGAGTACCGTTCGTCTATAAGTTCATCTAATCGTTGTAAGAAATTTCCATTCTTATCTAGGTATTCAACTCCAAGATCATCAATAACCATTAAATGGCTCTTCATCATCTTTTCGTATTCCTTATTATACCCGTTGGTTCTGGCTATTCTTGTGCCATTCCACCAGAATCTTTCTTCGTGAGTAGGAACCCTTACAGCTTCTTCATACAGCCATGCAGCAGCAGCCGTTGATTTGCCTGTGCCCTTTCCACCAGACAGAATCAGACACCATGCTTCTCTTGGAGCTAAGGCAAACTCCCTAACGTAGTTAATTGGTTTGGTAATCTTAAGGTTGCCTAGATTTTTCAAGATGCGTTCAGGCACACACCACATTTTAAGGCACTTAATTTTATCTTCTGGGTTGATCTTACCGTCTTCGCTTATAGGGCAAAACTCTCTACCTTCTGCGGCCATAACAGCCTTCTTCTGTTCTTGCGCCAGATAAAGCCTATAGACTGCTTTAACCCATTCATCATCGGAGTCCTTTGAGTAGTCAAGGAACCTCTGAAACTCTTCCTCTTCACTAGAATCCTGCTGCTTGATTTCCGTCATTGAATTCTTTGCTCCCTCGGTGGTGGCCGACATGTTCTTGCTGTGTGCCGTATTGATTAGGGTTTGCTGCCCTCTCAATAAAGCCTTCTATTTTAGACTGGTTGCGAAATATGTATTCAATGCTATGGCCTGCCGGTACGTTCTGATGCCAAGGGCATAGCTTATTACCGTCAATCGCTCTCATTAACTCATGAGTCTCGTTGCCATCTTTCAATGCTCTGCGAATACGTTTCCAGTCTGAGCTTCCTGGTTTGATTTTTTTACCTCGGGTGGGGTGCACTGATCTGTAGTACGACACTACCTGGTTAATACTCGCAGACATTGCAGAAGAGGGAGAGTTCCGTGAAGATTCACTGTCTCTCTTCTTGCCTACTATCCTTGTCTGGTTGTATTCCTTCCAACCGTGAATCGAGTACACCCCACCTTCGGCATCCAACAGACGTAACTCCACAAGCGTATTTAAAAATTCTTCTTCATTGCCTGGGTAGTCTGCTGCCTCCGAAATATCTAAAGGATCCATACCTGTTAGCTGCCCGTCTTTTCGATACTCGATGCAGAAACACCAGAGGTTATAAAGTCCTAAGACTCCATCTGCACCCAATTTTCTTTTTAGTCTTTTGATTTTTGGATGCAAACGCGACGACGTACACAGCTTTAGTTCAGGCATGTTGACTCCTTAAGTTCGGTTAAAGTTGAGCGGGGAGAACGCCACCTGCAATCAGGAGATAAGAGACTGATCACAAGGGGAATTACATGGGAGAAGTAAGGCGCTCTCCCCACCTCTTAGAATGGCACTGATTCCTGTGCTGCGTCTACAGCTTTCTCCTCTGTTTTATCTTCAACGGAATCAACTGATAGGTAGTGATCTACGGATAACCACTTGCTACCGGGTTCTCGGTGCATACTGGCCTTTCCTTCTTTTCCCTCAAAGTCTTCTGACTTTAGCTCAGGGTTATCGTAATCAAGACCTACTGCAAAACAGAACTCTTTGAGCTTCCATTTAGCTTTAGGTGATGATGTAACAATGTTCTCCCAAGTCTCGAATCCTACACCGTCAGAGTTCCACACGTCGAACTGCAATCGCATTCCTGTGCTGCCTGAACGGAAAGTGTAAGGGAATTCAATATACTTAACTCGAATATTGTAAATTCCTTCTGGGAATCCTTCGTCAATTTCTTCTGGGTTGTGATTTAATGCTGGCATAGTTACGCTCCTTTTAATGCTTTAATGTAATTTTCATAAGAGAATTCAATACTGTCAGGCATCTCATATCCTGCGCGACTCTTTGCGTCACGACCTGGACCGCCTTCGAAATAACAAACTCTCTTATTGCTTCCTTTTTGCTTGGCAACTTTATCGCCTTGCTTTGTTACTGCTACATGGTCTTTGGTGATGTGTCCTATTTGATCGGCCCACTCCATTACTGCGTTCCATGTATACTTATGCATAGCTCCACCAATCTTTAGGAAGTCATCACCAAGGGCATTACCCTGTCGATGCAATCCTTCATGAACCAGTAGGACAACCATCATATCTTTATTTTCTCTGAGTAAATCTAGCCCGTTGAGTAATCGAAGAAACTCCTGGTGCATTAGCTTATCGCCTTGCCCCCACTGCATGTATCCTTCTTTGCCTCTCTCTGGCATCATTCGCCCACCGAATTTTGTATTGCACACGTAATCCTTACACAGACTTTCTGCTGCATTCATCACGTCAACTACTACAGTCTTTCGATCATGCTCTTCTCTAATTAGGAATCCAACTGCGCCTAGTACGTCTTCCCACTTCTCTAGCTTCCCCTTCTTGGGCATCTTGGGTACGTTTGCGGCACATCCATCCTCAGTGAGAATAAATACAGGATCCTCGCAATGCGTACCAAATGTAGTCTTCCCCATACCGGGGCCACCTACCAGGATAAGCCTAGGTGGTTTCTTAGCCTCTTCTGAAATTGATAAATCAAATTGCATCTTATCTCCTTTACAGGTTCACCACTGTATTACCCTTGCCATCTAGCTCAGGGTGTTTTTCTTCTTGCTTTATTAGCGTTGTTGAATCGTCAAGTCTTTCTCGACCAAGACATACATTCATAAATGCACATCCCCCATAGTTCCCACATGCTGTAGAATTTCTTATCTCTAAAAATCCCTTATTGCCTAGAAGTCTAGCGTACTCTTCTAACTCGATCAACCTTCTCTTGTGATCTGAGAAAACAAATGGAATCTCATGACGAAAGTAAGGACTTGTATTCATATAGGTTTCCATCATTCGCTCACCAAACTCCTGGATTGTTTCCATCTGTTCAGCTTTACGATCTGCAAACTCTTCCTCTGTCTCTGTCTTTCGCTTAACAATTCGTTTCTTCATCTTTGGCGATGACTTAGTTTTCTTTATTACATCGTAAATAATTCTAGGCATTTCACCAGTTGGATAACCATTTGCGTTAAGCCATCTGAATGCAGCCTCTCTATAGATTGTGCATTGGGTATCTAGCGGCAGCTTGTCGAAGTAAGGATCTGTAACTGATTCAAGGTTTAGCCCTGTTGTCTTATGCTCGTAGATAATTGCGGTCTTAGTTTCTGGATCATAAACAAGCGCATCCCACTTGCCCCTGAACTCAAGCTCCTGATTCTCAAACTGAAACTCTTGCTCTACGAATACAGTTTTATCCTTAAGCCCTACAGTTCTCTCTAGCTCCCAACAATTGTAATATCCTTTAAGATAAGCTCTAAGCCTTTCTCTGTTTATCTCGTCAATACCTTCGTCGTATTCATACTCTTCAAAGGATTTGAACATTGCGTTCTCTGCCTCTTGATAAGGCAAGCCCTTGAAGAATTGCTCTAGTCCTGCATGCAAAGCAGTGCCGATATATAAATGTATTGTTGGCTTTGTTCTGTATAGCTGAATGTATTTGAAATTAAACAACTTCGGACATTGCAAACCAGTATTCATGCTTGATGCTGTGTAGTATTCTGACATTTAATGCTTCCCCGGTGTTATGCCTTCTAAAAGGTTTCCATCTTCGTCTAAGACTGGTGGCTTTAGCATGATATGCATTCGTGTTTTTCCAAACTTGTCTTGCTGCAAATCAAACTGATACTTGTCCCAATCTTTGATAATAATCCCTTGAGGTTCGAAGGTTGTGATCTCGTGCGAATCTCCCTCTGCATATTCAAAGTTTATTGTCTGGACAGGGTAGGGCCTAATTTCAGTGGTATGCTGTGCCCATTTTGCATCTATAATTATTGAATCTATCTCGTGAATGTTCGTCGTAGAGTTAGCCATTTCTTATCTCCTTAATGTAAAATTTTCTCTGTCGGTGAAAACTCTGACATTATCTCTTCAACTTCTAAAAGAGTTTCACCATAAATACCGACACGCTCTTCTTCTGAAAAATCGCTATACACATCATCAATCACAGTCTTTAGAGTCTGCTGGAAGATTGATTTAATGTGAGAATTCTCAACCGTTAAAACAGGGTTCGCCTTAAACAGTTGTCTAAGCTTATCTTTTTCTTTCTTGGTCATTAAACTTCACTATCTCTCGTCATAAATACGCTGATTTCAATGCCTGGTTTAGCGAATGCCTGAGCCATGATTAGGAACATTTTGTGAGTTCGCTGCTCTTGGATGTATCTATTAAGAATCACAAGAAACTCCATATCTGTCTGAGCTTTCTCGTATTCTTCTCTTGTTGGGTAGTCGTTCCATTTGTCATCCATTTCTAGTTCCTCCTGCCAGTCAAAAGTATCTTGATCAATTAGCATTGTATTGCTCCCCCTTGATAAAATCGTAGCCCTTCTGAGCTTGTTGTGCTGCCTGGATTAAGATTCTTCTGTCTTGCTTGAATACCTTTAACCAGGATTTTAAATATGCTGCTGAGTTCTCTAGTTGTTTCTCCTGACCAAAATCAGCCATCAAGAAGCAGGAACCCATCTCTGCTATTAGTTCCTCTTTGCTGTAGTTATGATCTCCAAACATAGCCTTCATGCCCTCTTTTCTATCGAGCCTGCTAGCATGTCCGGTACTGTGCATTGCTTCGTGGAAGTAGGCGCTCCAATACTCGGCAGTACAGGTGAAATCTGCTCTGTGGGGCATTAGTATCTTGTCTGCAACTGGCTGGTAGAATGCACCCGAAGCGCCATGTTCTACTTTGACGCCGTAGTCTTCGATAAGCCCTTGGGCTTTTGATTCCCAATCTTCGATCGGCTTGGAGTCTTCTCGCGGCCATATTGTATCAGAGTCTTGGATCTGTTCTCGATTAAAGCATTTATAAAATCTTGTGAAAGGAATTCTTTTTTTCCCATTGCTCCCCTCCTTCTCTACCCAATTAAAGAATAGAACCGGTGTATATTTCTGCTCTGGCTTAAGCTTTAATCCAAGATTGGATACCTGCTTGCTTGTGTACCAGTTGTTATCTGCGAACTTGCTGACCAAGGGGCTTGTGATTAATGCGTTAATCCCTCGGTATTGCTTCTTAGAAATTGCGTTCTGTGGCTTTCCAGCCTTTGTATTCCAGGGCTTTACCCAAGGAACAGTGCCTTGCTCCATGAGTTCAATGATTCTATCCGTAACTATCTTGTTAACTTTTTCACTCATCTCGTTCCGTTCTCCCAAACGTTTTTTTCTGCATAACCCTCAAATAAATATGAGTTAAGCAGGTTAATTTTTAGTAGTGCTTGGATTAAGCTTTAAGTAGCTAAGATTATTGATTTTTAATCCACGCACTTAATCCAAGCACCCTGCGCTATTTAGTCCTAAGCTGTATCCAGCTTGGTCTTCGCTTACAGCTTCTCTCAATCAGGACTTTTGCTCTGTAGTATGTGCAATACTTAAATAACGCATTGCGTAATATATCCATAGATGCTGTCTTATTGTCGAAATTCTTCATCTCTTTCTCCCAAACGCTAATCATACCATCTTAGGTAGCCTTGCCTTTTCTTCTTAATTCTCCAACTCCTGTATAATGCTCTGAATATCCATCCAGCTATAAAGCCTAGCGTCGTGAAAGTTGTGATCTTAAAATCCATAGGTCATCAATCCCCCCGTCTGTCAGAGCTAACCAAGCCAAGACAAACCAACTCTGCTTAAACATTCTCTTCCTCTTCATCTTTCTTCTCCCCTAAAGATTCAAAGAAACTAACGTATTCTATGTGACCGTCGGAGCATGCCAACGAACAGAATTCATTCCCGTCTATCTTCTCCCCTCCCGTCATTTCGGGATCGTAAGAAGTCCGACAGCGATAACACTTTTTTACCATTGCTTATCTCCCTAGTAGTACTAGTCTTCCTCTTTAACTTCTGATTCAACTTCTCCTTTAAATCAGAACTAGTTAATATGTCGACCATTTCGGAGAGGATGTCAAGCAAAAGGCGATCAGTTCGCGTCAGTTGCTTACCTTTTACCTCCTCTTTAAGATCTTTTAGCTTACCTAGCAGGCTCATTTCTTATGCTCTTGAGCCAATAACTCTACCTCTGTTTTGAGCTTGTATACGGCTGCTGAGCCTAGTTCTCTTGTGAGGTAGGTGCTTAGTTGGTCTAAGTCTTTTCGTGCCTGTAATCGGATTACATTGTCTCCTAAGGCACATTCATAAACTATAGACTGGTATTGTTCTATTGCGTCTTTGATTCTCATGATTCCCCCCATGAATTTCAGTTTCTCAGTTTCTTAATCTACAGTGATTCCCATCGTCAGACTCAGTAGATTGGGCGTTCCATTTTACATCCTGGTCAATCCAATCATCTAAATCGTCACCTGTCTCCATAAATCGTTTAACTTGGTACTTACTCCATCCTAAATTACGCGTAAGTGCCCTCTCAATCATCACATATAACTCTTCATCCATCTCTATTTTCCTATTAAACCTAGCGAGCGTAGCGAGCGAAAAATTTTTTTTTACAAAGTTATCCACAGGCAGTAAGGGCGGGGGATTTCTCCCCCACTTACCGCTCAATGATAGGCTTCGCCTTATCACTTCCCGTTAAGTTCTAACCTTGAAGACTAGCCAATAGAGTCCGGCAGGATTCAGTATTTCGCTCTGAATATGACTTGAAGCCCGAGCCCTTGGGGTTATCAATAGAGGCTTGAGAGTACATAGCGCTACGAGCTACCGCGTTGGATTGGTGGTGATATCGCTCAAGCTTCTGATCTCTGTCACGGTCTGCAAGCCAAAAGAAACCAGTTCCTTGACCATTGGGCATAACTTCCATCCGTTGCAGCTTGCGGAAAGCTCCCATAACTAGCCCAATTTGGCGGCCAGTAGGACGAATTCCTTTAGCTCTGGCTTGCTCGAATACATCAGACAGATATTCTTGCTCGGCTTCCCATTTGGTTAGCTCGCATTCAAGATGAATCTTTAAGCACTCGATAACATCAATATTTCGCTGAGCCTGCTCTTTGAACGATTCAACCTTAAGGATATCGTCGTTAGCTTCGGCCATTTGCAGAAACTCAATAGCGTTGCTTGGGTCGATGGTGAAAAGGTCGGCTTCTAGTTGTTCTCTTAAGTTTGTCATTGTCTTATCTCTCTGGTTTAAGTTGTAGTTGCATCAGGCTTCTCCTTCCTGATGTATATAGACTTATCGTAGGTTGATGCTTATTTCAAGTTACTTGTCTACTATTTGTTATCTTTTCTTTAGTGTCACGATCTTTTATCTAGTTGATATGATTAGACTTATCCACAGGTTATCCACATCATTGATAGCACTTCCACCCAAGATACCTAGGATCCTATTAGCTCTCATGATGCCAGCAGTTGCAGTGTCACCAATGGTCGACTCATGGTAGCCATTGCATCCAATAGTGGACAACTCTTGTATCCAATTGTACTCACACTGTTCTAGTCTTGTTAACTCATCTTACCTACTATCAACTACTTATCCCCTTTCGCCCTCTATTTTCCCCCCTAACGGTCGTTCTCCGGAAGTCTATACCTACACTACCCTGGGTCGTCCCTCCCTCAGGGGGCCCATTCTATTCGCTCTGCTCATAGAACCCGCCTACCCCACCCCATGGCTTCGCCATTGCTGTCGCGTTTTCTATTGAATCTTTTGCTCTGCGTTCCGATCTCGGAGGGGGTACACCCCTTTTGTAAGAAATCTTCAATCCTTAAGATACTCTCTATGAATTTTTGGTCGATTTGAAGGGTCTGACAGAACCGCTAGAGGACTAGTTTTACTAGTAATACTGTATGTCTGAGGGGGATAAAGAGACTATGTACTTATTTGGAACTATCTGTCAACCCGTCTTGTAAGTACCTGGTATTGCTAGAGTAGCCAATGCTCTTTTCGCTTGACAGGATTTGGTAAAAAGGAGAATTCTGTGTCTATATGCCGAAAGACCACACAGTAACGGTCTATCAAAATGCGGATAATCACAAGTTGCTACATGACTTGTATATGATTACCCGGAAGCAAATTGAGGGACTAAGACGCAAGGTAGAGAACGAGGACGACTTAACGGCTAAAGACCTTAAGACGTTAGATCTCTGCTACGATGGCTTGAAGAAGCTAATCGTAATCGAGAAGGAGCTTAAGACTGATGCCTTGGCTTCTATGACAGACGACGAGTTAAAAGCTCTCGCTCGCAAAACATTGAGGGAAGCTAATGCTTCAAGCAAAACTAAATGATTGAGATAAGACCCTACAAGCCTCTTGACGAGGATTTTATCTACCACTCCTGGTTAGCGTCGGTTGACTACAATATACCTGGTGTTCAACGCATGACGCGATTAGTTATTGACACTTGCGTACAAGATGGCACTATCTTAGTTGCGTGTTCGGACGAAGACCCAGATCATATTCTGGGCTGGTTGGGGTACACCGAAGAGCTAGAGTATCCCTGTCTTCTTTATGCTTTTGTTAAGAAGAAGCTCAGGGGTCACGGAATAGGGGGGAAACTCATTAGGGCTAAGTTCCCTGGTGGCGATTCCGTTCCAACTGCCTTCTGGTCGTATTGGTGTCAGAAGTATAACTTGAAGAAGAAATGGGGACTCAAGTTCAATTCTCTTCTCTTGCCAGTGTTGGTAGACAGGATTCATGGCAAAGCAAAAGCTAAAACCGAAGACAAGGGCTAGGCGCAACGCGCAGCGGCGAAAGCCTAATGTTGCGCTCGGTAGTAGAGAGGTCCTTGAAGCTCTTGTTGGCAGGTTCGGCGTTCCCGAGAAGGCTCGGGTTATAAAGAGAACTTCTGACATCACCCTCAACTTCAAGCGCCACTTGTTTAAGGAGCAGCTTGATTTCATCAATGATCCGTCCAAAAGGAAAGCTGCACTGTGCACCCGTCGTGCTGGCAAGTCATTTGCTGTCTCGAGGTATCTTATCCAAGAGGCACTAGATAACCCTGAAACCTTGTGCGTCTATATTGCCAGGACAAGAGAAGCCGCGAAGCGGATTCTGTGGAACATGCTCAAGCAGGCTGATAAGCAATATCGGCTTGGATTAAAATTCAACAATGCCGCTCTGATAGCCAAATTCCCCAACGGCTCGGAGATTATCTTCACAGGCGCAAATGACGCCTCTGATGTAGATAAGTTACGCGGTGCGGCATTTTCGTTGGCGGTTCTCGATGAAGCCGCCTTCTTTAATATTAACGTCAAGGAATTGGTCCGTGACGTACTCGGCCCCGCGCTGTTAGATTCCGACGGAACTCTAGCAATGATCAGCACCCCCAATGAACTGTGCGCGGGGTTTTTTTACGAAATCACTGAGCTTGAGAAATACGGCTACTCAACTCACAAATGGTCTATCAAGGACAATCCCTATATGACGCAGGCCGTCAAAGCTATCGAGCGTGATGTTAGGGCGGGAATTCTTGATCCGACAGAGCCAGCCTACAAGCGAGAGTATGAGGGTCTTTGGGTCAAGGACGATAGATCTATAGTTTACAAATACTCAGACGCGAATCTCTACACAGAGTTGCCGGAAAACTCTTTCTGGGAATACATCATGGGTATAGATTTAGGCTATCACGACCCTACGGCTTTCATTGTGGCGGCCTACTCTGATGATTACGAAGAGCTGTTTGTCATCGAGCAGTTTAAGAAATCCAATATGCTAACCTCTGATGTTGAGGATGTTATTAAGGAATTTCAGTCAAGGTATAACTTTAGCAAGATAGTGATGGATACTGGCGGTGGCGCTAGTCGAATGGTCTTGGAGACCTTCAAAGACAGAACATCACTTCCGATTGAGCCTGCCAAGAAAAGCGGTGACAAACTTGGACTTATAAAGCTAATGAATTCAGATCTGGCAAGAGGCTTGATCAAGATTAAAGAAGACTCAGAACTTCTTACCGAGTGGGATAAGTTACAGTATAATCTTGCCGGTACAGCAGAAGATAAGCGGTTTGATAACCACTTGAGCGATGCGGCGCTATATACCTGGATGGAATCTCGACACTTTCTTTACGAGGAAAAAACCGTTCCACCTGCTCATGGAACCCAGGAATATTACAAGCAACTAGAAGACAAGATAGAAGAAAGACTACTAAGAGAGCAGGAAACAGAGGGTAGTTTTGACGAGGACCTATGGGGCGTTGGATATTCAAACTCTGACGCTTTCTATAATTAAACCAAATAGTTAAGTAGCAAGGATTAGTAACATGGCGCAAGACCCTAGAAAATTACGGAAGCTTTTAGACATTTTAACACAGTACGGGGTGACCAAATACAGGGCGGAAGACGTGGAGATTGAGCTAGAGAGTCCGGTAGCTTTAGCGCAAAACTTGTACGCTTCTGACCAGGATAATACACTTTCGGTTGCAAATGCTGAGTTTTCGATAGATAATTACGATAAAGCGCAACCAACCGACATTAAAAACGCTGGAAACAGTAACGCAGAACCAGAAGGCTATATGGGCTATTCTGACGATGAAATCCTTAATTGGAGTGCTGGCTGATTATGTATGGAATATTTGATGACGTTTTCTGGTGGCAAAGCAAGAAAGATCCTCATCTTGCGATAGATAAGTATATTACTGTTCTGCGGGATGACCAGCATGACTTCTATAATGACCTAAGTACGTTTGTAGGTCTGTATGGTGGTCAGCCTCTTAATAATTCAGAAGATGCGTTCCGGTACAGGAACAATAGGCCCCGCTTAACGTTCAATATCATTCACTCCCTTTGCCAAGCTGCAACTGCAAAGATAGCAAAGCATCGTCCAGGGATCTCTTTTCTCACCTCCGGTGGCGATTGGTCGCAAAGGCGGAAAGCCAAAAACCTCGATAAATTTATGCAGGGTCAGATCTATTCGACTAAAGCATACAGTATTGCGCAAAAGGCATTCCTCGATGCGTGTATTGTAGGGACCGGAGTTATCAAGGTCTTCATGGAGCATGGGAAAACTAAACTAGAAAGAGTTCCGCTTGTAGAGCTTACTATTGATGGAGCTGAATCTGGCACATCAGACCCAAGACAGGTATTTCAGACAAAGCTAGTCTCTCGTCATGTGTTGGCTGCAAAATTCCCAAAGCACAAAAAAGTGATACTTGAGGCAACTGAGGACTTCCAGGACGAAAATGGCGAGGAAAAAAAGTATTCTGACCTCATTAAGTGCCATGAAGCTTGGCATCTGCCATCCGGTCCAGAGTCAAAAGATGGTAGGCACATTATATCAATCGCAAATGCAACTCTTTTAGACGAGCAGTATGATAGAGATTATTTCCCGTTTGCCTTTATTCGCTGGACTGAATCCCCTGTTTCATTTTGGGGCAATGGCTTAGCCCGCGAGGTAAAGGGTATTCAGGTTGAAATCAACAAGCTACTTGCTCAAATCCAGCAGCAAATGCACCTTGCCACCCCAAAGGTATTCATTGAAGACACTAGTAAGATTGTGAATGCCCATCTGAACAATAGAGTATGGGGAGCAATTCGATACAGAGGTAAGCCACCTCAGTTTTTTGTTCCTAGGTCTGTATCCGGCGAAATGTTTCAACACCTCGATAGACTTGTTAATCAGGCATACGAGATGACAGGTATCTCTCAGTTATCGGCGCAAAGTAAAAAGCCTGTAGGTCTTGAGTCAGGAAGAGCCTTGAGAGAGTTTTCCGATATTGAGTCAGAAAGATTTATGGTTGTCGGTCAGGCTTATGAAGGCGTTTTTATTGAAATGTCTAAGCAGTTGATCAACTTAGTTAAAGAGGCTGCGGCTGATGGCGAAAAGTATGTATCGACTAGCTTCTCTCAGAACTCCGGTGTTGAGAAAATAGATTGGGGCGAAATTCAGCTTGAAGAAGACGAGTATGTAATGAGGATACAGCCTGTTGGATCACTGCCCCAGACTCCCGCAGCGAAGCTTGCAAGTGTTACAGAGATGCACATGAACGGCCTATTCACCACCGAAGAAGCTCACCAGCTCCTTGAGTTCCCTGATTTAGATAGGGCCAATAAGCTTAAGAACTCACACATCGAATTGCTCGATAAGCAAATTGAAAGCATCATTGATAAAAATAAGTATGAGCCACCTGAACAATATCTGAATCTCGAATTGGGAATTCAGCGTTTTCAGCAGGCATACAATTTAGCAAAACTAGAAGGAGTTCCAGAGGAGCGGTTAGAAAAGCTAAGGCGATGGATCGCTAAAGCAGCCGTATTGCTGGAGCCTACGCCACAACCACAACCAGCAGGAATGGGAATGCCTCCTGGCGCAATGCCGCCAGAAGCGGCAGGTGGACTACCTCCGATGGGACCGCCAATGGGACCACCGGGAGCTATGCCGCCTGGACCACCAATGGCTGCGCCTCCGGGTGCTCCGGCAGGACTTCCTCCAATGCCTCCTGGTCCACCAGCAATAGGGTAAAAAATGTCAGAAGCAGCAGAAGCAACAGTAGAAGCAACAGAAGCGGAATCACCGGTAGAGAGTCAAGCGTTTGATTCAGAGCCGGAGGATATGCCTAATTTCAATATTTATAGCGATGAGGCAGAAGTGGAGGCGGTGGCAGAGGAAAATGCCCCGGACCAAGAAAGGCCCAAGGATGCTAAGAAGGAAGCTTGGTCTGCAAAGATTAAGAAAGATCGAGCCCAAAGAAAAAGAGAGATTGAGTTAAAGAGGAGAGAGCAGGAGATTTCTGCGAAAGAGCAGGCAATACTTTCTCAGGACGAACTAAGGAAGCAATTCATTAATGACCCGGAAAAATTTCTACAAGATCAGGGTATTGACCCGATAGACTTTTATTCCGACTGGACTACAAGATTGGCAACAGGCTCCAATAAGCCCGGTGAAGATCTTAGAATTTCAGAAACGGAAAGGGAGCTAAAGGCATTAAGAGAAGAGCTTAAAAAAAGAGACCAGGCTAGGGCTCAAGAAAGAATCGAGGAAAAAAGACAGGTTCAGATAGATAAGTTTTATTCTGAAATTGAGGGCTATATGGGAACAACCGATGCTTCCAATTACCCTCTTACTGTCGAACAATGCAGTGCACAGGACATTGCTCAAGGAATCGCAGCCTACTACCAGCAGACGGGAGTAGAGCTAAGTTTTAAAGAAGCATTTGAAAAAGTAGAATCTGGCTTAAGGGAAAAAGAAAATAATATTTTCAATGACCCTGCCGTTATCGCAAAATTTAAAAAATACCACAACTTAGACGCATCAAATAACAGGGGCAGACGGTCGCAAGTTACATTGTCCAGCAATTTACAAACCCAACCTACTAAGACTCCGGCAGAGGATATGACCGATGACGAGATTCATGAGTTTTGGA